TATATGAGTATGTTACATTAAACTTACTGATTTTAGTACCCTACTGCCACCAGTTTTATCACGTTTTCTCATTCCATATCGTTTTATGGATTCGTCAAATTTTAGTTGATGAGCATTTGATAATTGCATTGATACAGCTATTAAATTAGGGTCAGAAGCATTTCCAGCTTTATCCATGTATAAACACTTCTTAACATAATCAACTATTGCTAAATGCATTGTATTGTCTAAATCTAACTCATCATTAATGGAAATGACATTATTCGGTTCACCATAGTAATGAAGTAATAATCCATCAGATACAGCTTCAGATATAGCTTTCCATTGTTTTCTAGCCGTAGTCCTAGTATTACCACTACTATCAACATTGGTAACAAGACATAACTTATCACCTTCTATAAACCATCTGGCTCTATCATCTGGATATTTAATACTACTTGCCATTATCTATCATCCGGTGTTGTCAACGCTGATTCACTTGAGTCAGCATCCATTAATAAAATATTCTTATCTATCAGTCTTGGAATCTGTATATAATCACCATCTTCATCCATTAAATCTACTCTATAAACCTTATTAGCTTCAAGGTTATTTCCACTTGAATCTTTAGCTTCATCTCCTATTTTGTACCACATCTGGTCTGCAACTGTACTCATCTTAGCCTGTACTGGCTTAGTACTATGCATTCCAATTTCTACTAAAGCATCATTAACAAGATTCAAAACATAATTCTCAGGAGCTCCCGGAAATACTTGATGAACCCTGCTTACTAGTTGTTTTACTGATATTTTATGTACAGACATTAATCTTTATATCCACCTAAAAGTTTTTTAATACCACCTTCATAATCTGCCTGTAGTTTTGCCTGTTGTTTTTCATACCAACCATAATGAGCAGTATCTACAGCCAATCTTGATTGAATCTCAGCACCGTATGCTTGTGCAATTGCTGTTTTAGACTGAATTTCACTTCCAAATCCTTGAGCTGTTGATACATAAGCTTGAGCTGTACTTATATGACCTTGAATTGCCTGAGTTTTAGCAGAACTAAAACCAGCTCTAGAACTAACTTCAGAGGCGTATCCTTGAGCCTGAGATATATACGCTGTAGCTTCTGCAATATAAGCATTCCCCTGAGATACTATTGATGTAGCCTCTTGAAGATAAGCATTACCAGCCGATAATCTTGATTGAGATTCTGCTCTCTTAGCCGAAGCTTGACTTATATGAGCTTGAATAACTTTTACTTGACCATCGGCTTCAGCTAATGCAGTATTAACTTCTTTAACTCTCATATCTCCAATAGCAGTCCATTCTGATAAATGAGCCTGAGCTCTAGATATTTCCGATGCAGCAATACTTAAAGCACTAGTAACAATTTCTGTATCTTCAGCTGCTAAAGCCCCATAAGCATCAGTTGTAGAACTTGGTTGGTCGCTATTTATAACATCTTCAGCATTATCCACAGCAGCTTTTACCCTTGTTAATTGAGAACTCGCAGTTAGAAAGGTATCTTCATCTCCGAATACTGTGTTATCAAATTCGTCAGCAGCGGTTTCTGCTTGGGCTACAGCGGCTAATAATAATACAAGAGCAGTATTTACTTGAGCCTCACTATCTGTCTCACCCAAATCTAACAATGCGGTAGATTTATCAAGTTCTACACTTCCTTCAATAATTACTTCATCAACCTTATCAAACTCCGTACTTGCTTCTACAATAACATCATCAACTTTATCTAATTCTGTATTTATTGCAGTTAAAGCTGTTGCAAAATCACTACTATTATCTGTTTGAGTTGCGAGTTCAGCCGCTTCGGCTTTGGCTAATACAACTTCCGCTTTCGCAAGAACCAAATCAGCATCTATTTTATCACATACTCCCTGAGTTTCGTCAAGTTCGGCTTTAATAGCAGCCAATGCTGTAGTAATATCAGAATTAGATGATTTACTACCTAAAACATTTTGTAATGATTTTACAGCTCCATAAAGAACTACAAGATACTCAGCCTCATCAGGAAATATTGCAATAGCATCATCACTATATGCCACCGCGGGATACTGAACTTCATCATATTTACATGAACCAGCTTCGGGAAGAGCATTTAATTGATTATTCTCGGTATAAAATACAGGGTCAGTAACACTAGCATATCCCATTTCATCAGGGTCATTATCATATCCTTTTTCATCAGCCCGTATTCTTCTACATACTCTATCAAAATCACCATCATTACGATATACACGAAGTATCTTACCAGTATTCATTGTTTCAGCCTCACTACCCGGCATAACTGATGTAAATGTTTTTTGAGACGCACACCAATCAAGAAGATTGGGTGGAAGTGTATTTATAATTTCTTTAGAACCATCTGTAAGAAACTGAGTTAATTGAGCCTCTGTTGGATTAGTACCAGAACTAGAGATGTTTAAATCAGTTAATCCCATTACTTGTGTTTGAAAACTAGCCATTACGCACTCGCCACAAAAACTTCAACACTACAGGCAGCTGTGTCAGCAGCGCAAGTTATATCAACTAAATCACCGAATGAATTAGGAGTTATACCAGCAGCATCAGCAGAATCCATAGTATCTTTTACTCCACCAGATAAATCAGCACAATATAAAAAAGAACATCCTTTATCAACTTTTACACCAAACTCATCATTATTTTCATTTTTTAAAACCAATGCAATATGATTAGTGCTATCTAAATTTGTAATTCTTATATATCTAACATTATCTTCATCAAATTGACCTGCTAAATATGTTTTAGATAATTCAGTATTATAAGCTGTCCCAAATCCAAGTAATCCAATTTCGTCAGTACCTATATTAACAACTCTCTTAACTATTTCATTAATACTAGAAACTTCTAATACTCTTTTAGAGCCATAGTCTTGATTATCAAGTATAATATCTTCTTGTATTTTTACTTTTAATGTAGCCATTATTTTTTCTTTTTAAGTTTTAAATGTTCCTTATAAGCTTCTTTATATTTCTTACTTCCCTTTTTATATTTCTTATAATGCTTAGGCATGATTTCTCCTGTTCATTGATTTGATATCTTCATCAATAGTAGTTGTTGAAAACTCAATATCAGTTCTTTTCCCAGCTTCACTCATCATATATAAGTTTGTAGTAAACTTAGATTCAGATGACTTCTTACCACACTTCCGGCAATAAAACCATTGGTCTGGATTGGGTGATTTGCAATTTATACATTTTTTCATAATTCTTTTAAGGTTTCGGGAGCCGCCTTTTATTGACAGCTCCCACAGTACCTTATAACTGCTAATCCTTATTTATTAAGATTAAGATGTAGTAACAGCGTTGTCAATACTAGACATACATTCTGCAAACCATTCACCATTAGCAAAAAGAAGATTAACATAATCTCCTTTTTCAGCAGTTGTTCCAATTAGAATATTTGAAACCTGAGTGCCTGCTGTTGAATTAGATGCATTGCCACCTGCGTCTTTCATTACCAAACTTATAATAGCACTTCCTGCAGCTACAGTAATTATAGCAGTCGGAGTTTCCTCTTCAACTATCAACTTATAGTATACACCATCTTCACCTGTTGAAGCTGTTGGTAATGTTATTGAATAAGCACCACCAGCAGAATCAAGCCTAAAGACTTTTCCGCTATCATCATTTGATAATGTTCTTGCCACTGTTATTGGTTCAACTTTTTTCTTTAGTCCAAAAGTTGCACCACTGTTTTCATTTAGATAATCACTTCTCATTGTTCATAATCTCCTATTAAGATGATTCGACGTTATACAGCATATGAGTCTCAGGAAGAGAAACTTCTAAACCAGCTTCGGTTAGAATCATGTCTTTCCGTAAGTCCTCATCTGCTGACTGTACGTTAGTTTGAACTGAAGTATCCCTGTTTACGCCATTTCCAACAAGAGGTCTATAGGCAACATGGTCTAAATCGACCAATGCCATATAACCCGTTGAAAATCCTCTAAACAGAGGTTCTTTAACTAATGATATACTACCATAAACAGTATCAATTTTCATCAGGTTATGCCCAAATGAACCTTTGATATTCTGAATATCATAATTAAATGCGTTAGTAGATTCATCCGTATTAGGATTTGCTCCAATATTTACATTTACTTTTGAAAATCCAGATAACTTGTTAAAGAATGTTATCACTCTAAATCCAGCCAATGCTAGCTTATTAGATGAACCACCACGAGCAGGGTCAAAAACGACCTCAAAATCCTGAAGCAATCTGTCATATGTTAACTCACTCTGGGAACAACTTCTAAAATACGGTGCTCCAGATGAATATGATAAAGCTGCGTCAGAGACGCTGGCTGTACCATTCTTAACAATATGACCAACGATACCTTCTGTATAGTTGATACTGCTTTGAGTTGCTCTTTGTCCAAATAACATAGCTCTTTCTATGTCAACCTTATGTTCTCTCAATTTGAGATTCCAGATTCTCTGCCATTCATCAGCATAACCACGATAAACAGTTGCTCTTGCCGTATTAGACATTTCACAAGCTGTCTTAAAGATTTGGGTATACCCATAATCGCTTCCAAGCTCTTCTGACCAAACGTCAGGAGCTCCAGAACCTTCCTCAAAAGACGTACCAATTACTTGGCATGTTGTATCATCCGCACCCGTTTCCGCACCATCGATTGCAGATATAGTTCTACCAGTAAAGGTAGTACTAGTACCTGTATCAGAAGGTGCAGATTCAATACGAACAATAATAGTCTCTGGTGAAGAGGATTCTTGATAATCAACTGCGAAAACCATGCCTTTGATAAGCCAATCAATAGAAGCAGCTGGAGTAGCAGCATCAGTAACAGTATATGTTAATGTGCTTCCAGCAGCAGGTATTGAATGACTTCCGTTAAGCACGAAAGCTCTATCAGACCAAGAAACTTTTGTTCTGTCTTCTAGGAATCTAAATTGAGGGTCAGTAGTTGGCACTTTTGCTACTTTTGATAGATATACAAAAAATGGTGACTCTTCTGGTTGCAAATCAGCTACCCTATCGCTAAAATCATATAGCCTACGTGTGCTAAGACTAGCAGAATCAGGTGTTGCAACTCCCGGGTCTCCAAATTTTAATACCCCTTGATTAATTGCCATAATTACTTCTCCATATTATTATAAAACATTACTTCTGCTTCCCGCATTCATAACAGATTCCCACATCGCGTCCTTTTCGGACTTTGGTTGATTGGCCTCTTGGCCTTGTAGAACACCTGCTGTACGAGGAGCCTCTCGTGCGGCTTTAACCGCTTGAAATGAATCAGGAGTTGGTTCACCTGATGGCAAAACTGCAGATTGTTGATTGCGTGACTTGAAAACATCAACTAACGTATCCAGAGTCATACTACTACCCGGGTCAGTTGACCAATCCATAAATTCACTAACCTCTGATTCTGTCATCTTATGAATTCCCCTTAAATCATTCATTGTATTATTAATCAACATCTGCTCTTGCATTTGAGCATTTTGTTGACCTATTGCCCGATTCACAACTTCATGTTCCTTCTGTTGACGAAACTTGTAGCTTTCTGATTCAGGCTTATAATACGCATCCCAAGGATTAAATTCATCCTCAGGCAATGAAGGTTTCTTATTGACATCTGATTGTGTCTGTTTGATGTTGTTAGCTATATATTGCATATCCTGTTTCATCTTATGATTCTCAGATTTCTGTTTGTCATACATTGACTGAAATTTCCGAGTTTCATTTTCCCAATCTACCTGATGTGTTTCACTTTCACTAACTACATGGTCAGCAACAGGGACATCTTCATATCCAAGTTCTTCATTTAAACCAGTATCTTCTAATACTTGACCTTCTATATTGACTTCATTCATAACTGTCTCCTTGCGATATCCTTAAAATTTAAGGAATAGAACCGATACCTTCTCCAAATTCTTCAATTTGGGGTTTCAATTTTTCCATTTCAAGCTGTACCGCATTAGTAAGTTTGTTTGATTGTACTCGCCTATCGGCTTTCGCATCAGACTGCACCTCGGAAAGTTTGGATTTAAATTTCTCAACTTCAACCCGTTTCCTGTCAGATACAGACTCTCTCTGCGCTGTTTGCAAGTCACCTTGCAATTCTTTGTTTTGTTCTGAAAGTTGCTGGACTTGGCCCTGCAACTGTTGAATCTCACCCATTCTCTGGATAAGACCTTCTTTATCAAAAATTTCTGGATTCTTCTTTATCACTTCTGTTCTATCTATTAATCCCATTTGGAA